TATCGATGAGCATGGTGTGTGTACCACATTCTTCAAGGCCGAAGAATTCATTTCGGCGATCGAAGTAAGGGTTACGAAGTGGGTTACAGGTGTTTTGCATTCCCATAGATCAGCGCCATCCCCTCTGGTGAAACTTGATGTTAGTGGTGGCGATACTGGTGCTTACCACATCAGTCATCACCGCCTCGTTGCAGATGCTCTCAAAGAGGGCTTCATACTCTTGAGCTTTGGCACCCGCTTCTTGCGTATTCAAGTTGGAGTAGATCTTCCAAGCAATGAATGCAGTCAAGGCACCATAGAGGGTCTCAGGCAGTTCCAATTCCTCATCCAGCTTGGATAGGAGTATTGGACGGTGTTTGGCTTGATACTTTACTCCCAAGCATATACCAGGAACAGGTCTCGGCACCTGTAAAAGATTTGCTTTGGGAGTGAAAAGTGAATTGCGATTCTCTTCGTCGTTCAAAACCAGTTTTCGACCCAGAGTATCATAGACTTCGAGGATCTTGATTACATCTTCCTCAAAAGGTTCAGAGGCCATGTCCTTAATATAAGGATAGGGCACAGATTCACCATCCCAATGAGATTCGGCAAACTGTTTCTTGAGATGGTAGTTGGTGACGGCCTCAACCTGTTCGATCAGGACATCTTTTTCATTGAGGATGAACCGGGTATAGAGTCGAAGCAAACCCTCATTCGTGTGACGAATGATCTTTGGTTGATGCCGCTCCTCAATTGTTCCTTCACCCTCAACTCCCATCGACAAATTACTGAGTTCGCCCAGCGACAGATCACGAAAAAGATCTTCTACATTCATGGATGTCTCCTCAGACTATGTAGGTGGCGAGTGGACTTATTTCACGAGTCTTCTCTTCATCCCACAGATCAAATTCTTTGTTTTCTTCAGGAACAGCGTCGGAGGGTTTCCATGGTTTCAAGAATCCGAGCATTGAAATGGTGTCGATGCAGTCATCTTTACCCTTCAACCCATTTTTTGTTGCCAGTCGGATCTGTTGCATGAACTTGCCCATGATTACAGAGACCTTCATTTCCATCGGGAAGTACATCTTTCCAGACTTGAACCAAGGAACAACAAGATTGAACCGAGCGAGCTTATCCGTAATAGGTCGGATTCCAGCTTCCCCACTCTTTTCCGATGAGGCGAAGTTAAACCAGATGTTTCGATTGATCATCTCACCTTGGAGCCAAGTGATGAAAGCTCCTTGTTGCCCGGTGACCTCAATTCCAACCTGCTGGGGCTTGTATTCTTGAACCAAACGGAAAAGATCATTGATCGACACATCCATAGTCTGCCGCTCAGAGACGCCATCTACCCAAAGCCAGTCCCCAATCGAGTTGTAAGCCCAGACTGAGATTGCTGAATCATCGGCCGTTCGCTTCTTGGAAGTTGCAAAATCGGTTGTGATGTAAAAGTTGTAGGAACCTTTGTTTGCCAGCACTTTTGCACGGTTGTACCAGCGAATCTCTGTCTCCTGTACGAGCCGTTCTTCTTCAGACGAGATCCGAAGCATAAGCTCTTGCATGAAGGACTCAAGTTTGCCGGTTTCTACCGCCATTTTATACTGAGCAGCGATGTAATCATAGGTGAATCTATCGGGCCAAGCACCAGAAAATTCTTCCTTGGTGCAGGGATACTTCTCACAGACCGGCCACACATTCACATCCCAGGCTCCAGACTCGACTGCCTCAATAAGAATATCCATCTTGTTGAAAGGTGTGCCATTGAAGACTACCTTTCTTCTTGTTGGATCAAGAGCATGGTTCACGCCCTTGTAAACAGTGTCTTTGATCGTCATCATGGCAGCACGGGAGTTGGCATCCTCATCGCTCACGAGATCATCGAGCACTGCAAGGGTCGGTCGTTTTCCAAAGATCTTGGTTCCACGTAGTCCGGTCTTTGAACCGAACATTCTGACACCCAATTGATCCCCATTTTTATTTCTGAACTCCATGTAAGTGTCAGTAAAATGTGCTTCAGGAATCCATTGCTGCAAAAAGTCCGATGAGTTATATCTGAACTCGATATTTTTGCGTGCAGACTTCACACCATTTTCAATCGAGTCCGAGACATAGATCATTCCCTCAACGTCACCGAAATTTGGGATGGTGTGGAACACTGCCAAAAATAAAGTGAGGTACTCCATGAACAACGTCGTCTTTGCGGCGCCACGGAAAACCAAGTTGGCAATGTAGGTAGACGGCTCGGCTAGTTTGTCGAGCATTTTGAGGTGAACCGGGGGAGTCTTGTGTGACTCCCCGATCGATCCATTGACGAGCTTGATGAAGTTCATGAACGTCAAGGCGAACTCAGACGGCAAATATAAGTTTGAGTTCAGATCTTTGTAATCGACCTGATTCAACCATTCATCAAGTTCCTGTTTGATAAGTGCCAAGTTAAGCCCCCTCGATGATCGTCTGTTCAGCGATGACTTTGGTGGGTACTCCGGCCGTGATCAAGTCACGTTGCTGAGTTGCCAACTTCACTAACATATCTTTGAGTTCGTTCATCCCTGAGTTCTCCCTCAAATCTATATTGATGAGCGGCCCAGCTTCCTTTGGCTTGGCAAGATGTGTAAGCACTGAGTTGGCTGCCTGTGTCCGAACCAGTTCACTGGCAGCATTGGTCATCAGATCGACCTGCGTATTAATCGCCTTCTGGTAAGCATCATGGTTGAGTACCCAACTTGGAACAAGAGTCTGTTCCAGGATCAGGTTCACCAACTTACCTTTGTTGTAGGCCGAGACGTAAGCCGAGATGTCCTTTGTAGATGTTCCCTTGGCGACGAGTGCCTGATACCTGTTGGGGAAAGTTGCGAAGTAGGCATCCTGATTCGACATGCCCATGAGCTTATGGCTCACATAAATGACTGCGTGCAGGTAATCCTCAGTCTTGAACTTCCCTTCCTGCAAGACTTTGGTGTAGGACATGAAGTTGTCCCGGACCTGTTCGGCCATGATTGGATCGACCACGCAGTTGTTGATCATGTCCACTAAAGATTGAGTGGCCGCACCTTTAAGGTTCGCTGGCAAGGCACGGGTGACTTGTTCAATCGTTACGCTCATAATTACCTCGAAAGGGCCACCCTTCTAAAATATACTGAGTGGCCCCTCCAGTTCAATAGCCTTCGAGATCGAGAAGCCGCATGGAGAGCACAGCCTCATATCCGGTCATGTGCCCAAGCTGGACGATGAGCAGGTCTTTCTGGCTTGAGGAAATGGATTCCCATGCCGCACTGTTATGAAAATCACTCAACTTCTCCAACTTATCCTTGAGTTCATCCCTCTCGATCTTCAGCCGATCGATGAAACTATCGGCCACTTTGTAGCTGCGCTCAAACACATCTTTGGGCGACCACGAGACATATCCCTTGAATCCTTCGACGTTAGGTTTGCCTCCATCGGTGTACTCGACAAGGTATCCAACCTCGGCCGCATCGTCATTGCGAGACAGCTCCCACCCACGAAGTAAGTTGTAGGCACCTTTGGTCATGGTTATAGCACGAATAGTTTTCGTGCCAATATATGTGCTCATCTTGAATCCCATACTCCTCCTATTTGCTAAATTCCTAAATAGACTTTAGACTAGGTTTCAGTTCAGCACAAGTAGGATTCCTAGAAGGGGTAGGGGTAACGCAGAACCATGCCCAAATTCCGGTTTGGGAACCAACAAAATAATCTCTATCAAATTCACAAGGAGATCCAAAAATGGAAAGACCCAAAGTAGACGTACCCAATATGGTTGAGCAAATTCGGCAGATTCAAACTGTCATTGCTAAGACCACCAAGCCGTTCGAGCCACAACCTGTAGTCTCGATCTCCGACGAAGCCTATGCAAAGCTCATGGCGCCTTGCACCAACCCCAGCAGCAATCCCTCTGGAGGAGACCTTTGATCTACATCTCGCAAAGCAAGCTATGAAAAAGATCTTCGGATACATTCTACTCATTGCATTCTGTATCTTCTTCATCTTGATGGGAATCGGTCTATGGTAGAGTACCGAGTATGAAAACCCTCACCATCCGTTTCATCAATGAACCAGATCTCATCTCTCGCCTCATCACATGGCAGACCGACTCCCTCTTCTGTCACACAGAAGGTTTGTCACGAGATGGGCAATCCTGGGTTGGTGCCCACTCTGGAACAGGAGTCCAAGCACGCCCCTTGAACTGGGTCAAACCCACCTTCGAGAAGTGTTACAAGCTCCCCGTCAGTGACGACCAATACGAAGCAGCCATGTCTTTCATGGACTCCAAGATCGGCTACCCCTACGACTATGAAGACATTGTAGGAATGCTCTTTCACAAACGTCTAGGTCTCACCGATCATCAAGTCATTTGCTCGGCCTTCATGCTGATGTGGCTCCAAGCTGCTGGCCTCCAACCTTTGAACGTGCTCGCAGGATATGACGCACTCATCACCCCAGAAACTCTTCACCTAAGCCCGATCCTCATCGGTCATTGTGTGGTAGAGTAATCCTGTGGTTGCAGTGCTGTGCGGATACTTGCCAAACCCCAGTGAGAGGTGGGGATATAACACTCACAATTCAAGCTACGTCTCCGGTAGTGATTGAATGTTAAGGCTCCCCTACAGGGGAGCCTTTCCTATTTATATTTGGGGTCTTATATAAAAAATCCCTACAATATATTTTTGAAGAAGAATACCCTCAGCATATTTAGGAAGAACACCTTAAATATATTTAGGGGGAGCATACCAAAATTGGTGATGATTATGTTTCATGGCACTGAGACACTGGGGAGACACTGAGGACACGAAGTACCCCCCCGGTAGAACAGGCTTCGCCTGTTGCGGAGGTGTTCCATGGCGAACACGAAGCAAGCAATCGGTAATGTCCTTGATACCGTCATCGGTGTCAGCAACACGATCACTGATACTGTCAACATGGTTGGCAAGTCAGCACGGTACGGCAACAAGTGGATGGATGCGGTGCTTGCAAAGCAGACCATCACACTGGCCATTGATGCTGACCTGTTCAGCACTCACTACATTCAGCGTAAAGCTGAAGAACTGGCGATCGAGCGTAAGCGCATCAGCACTTGGGCTGCGGAGTCTCCTGAGAACGAGAAACTCTATGCAGATGCTCTCGCACAACTGACGGCTGTACTTGCTTCTGTGAAGAAGTAGGTACAGCCTTCGGGCTTTAGCCCGAAGAAAGATGGTCTACCATGAAAGTCCTAGAAATGAATGAGCGTAGCTATTGGTTTCAACTATTTGAGATTACACCGACAGGTAATCTTACTGTCGGTGGGCGTCGTCTGCTAACTCATAATGAAGTAGCAGATTATAACCATTCACTGAAAGTAAGGAATGCTAATCAACGTTACTTACCAGTGAACTAGGGTTCTCCAAGCATCTTCCCTCAACCATAACTTAGGTTTAGGAACTACCCACTGGGAGTTACTCTAAACCCAAACATATCTTAGGGGTCAGCTTTTTAGCTGATCCCAGAAGTTGATTGGCGAGTGCAGCGAGTCAACTTGAAGAGAGGAAAGTCAAATGGACTACCCACTAATCGTATTTGGGTTCTGCACATTCTACGGGTCCATTGCGTTCATACGCTGGGTGGTCCGTAGTGTTCGGGACAGAAAGAAATGATGCGCCTAATTGAAGCTATCTTGCTGATAATCATGGACATCCTAACGCCGAGTGTTGGCAGAAGTTCCTGACCCAAAGTGTGTTTCTTGGGTTGTTCAATCAATCAAATTCAACTTTGTACTTTGGAGATTCCACATGGCAATCGACTTCGCGAAACGTTTTGGCAGCTTGGCTGCCAGTGCAGCTTCAACCACCACAACCACCAACACCAAACCGAAGGCGCAGTATTGGCTCAACATCGGTTACTTGACCGATCAGAAGGACGAGCAGGGCGAGTTCCGCTTCGTTTCCCTGTCCAGTGGCATCGCTCTGGACACCATGGAAACGCTGCCGGTGAATAGCAAGAACGCTACGTTCGCCATGTTCCAGGCGGCTCGCAATGATCTGCGTGATCAGCTTATCGCTGAGGCCACGCAATTGAAGCCGGGTGAGGCAGGTCTGTCCGAACCCATTCCGAGCATGTTCGGACTTCAGATCCAGATCCGTCGCGTGAGCGAAGAGACTGCGGCCGTCGCCGGTGAGTCGAATCCGTTCAGTCGTAAACTGGTTCCACCGGCTCAGGCGCCTGCAACGGTCGGGGCCTAGTTGTAGTTACAAGTTGGGTGAATGGCCATTTGGCTGTTCACCCAATTTAACTCGCCTGTCGATAGACCTAAAATCTAAAGTCAACTTTTTGACCCATTTTGACGAAGGAGAACTAAAGACTATGACCATCGCAATCATCCTGATAGTCGCACCATTCTTGGCCATGTTCATACTGGTCACTGTCGTTTACTTCAAACCTAAGTTGGAGGTCAGACGTGCTCATCTATACCGGGATAGGCTCAAGAACAACTCCAATCGGAGTGCTCGAAATTATGCAATCCGTTGCTTATCAACTATCAGATCGATGGTTGTTAAGATCGGGCCATGCAGATGGAGCCGATCGTAGTTTCGAGTTGGGTGTGTTGCAACACGCACTTGCCAACGACACCAAACCTAAAATGGAGATCTATCTTCCATGGTCAGGTTTCAATGGCGCCACAGTCGGACCACACTTTCTGTTTCGGGAACCAACAGAAAAAGTGATCGAGATCGCAGCCAAGTTTCACCCAGCATGGGACAGGTGTACACCAGCAGCCAAGTTCATGCATATCAGGAACGTCTATCAGATCGCTGGATTCGATCTCAACACTCCGACCAGGATGGTCATCTGCTGGACACCACAGGGTAAGCGTGGTGGTGGCACTGGGCAAGCTCTCAGGATTGCCGAGTACCTCAACATACCGATCTTCGATCTGGCCGTACCTGGGGCCGATATGAAACTTGCAGCATTCGTCGAGGAGGAAACCGAAGATGAGTGATTTCTGGGATCGCTATGAAGATTTTGAACAGCCAGAAGAACCCGAACCAAAGACCTGTCGCAACTGTAGTGAGCAGGATCTTCACTGGGAAGATACCAGTGATGGCTGGAGACTATTCAATATGGCTGGTCTCAAACACGATTGTCAGGCTGACTTCAAACCGAGTAGCTTGAGTAATCTCAAACCCAAACCATTCTAGGTCTCGTACCATTTCGCTGGCGAAATGGTACTCGCGTTGTTGAAAGGCTGATATGAACCCACTCATTGTCACTCACATTTCGCATGTGAGACAGACTCCACGCACATTCTTCATTGGAAGACCAAGCCCATTGGGAAACCCATTTCCAATTGGAG